TTTGCACTTGCTCTGCGTCTGAGTCTTCGTAAGGCGTTCCAACCCGTACGGAGAATGTCACTACGGTTTTGCCGTCTTTGCTCTTCAGTTTCACCAGCGACGGATGGCTCTCCGACTCGTTGGACGGGCTGTCCTCCCCGGGGGACTGTTCGTCCGCTAGGTTGTTCACTAGGTCGTTTACTCGGCTGCTTGGTTGGTTGTTCTGTTGGTCTTGCTGTGTCATCTTTTAATCCTCCATAAAATACATCTCTCGTTCTTACCTCCGCCAATACCTGCTGAGCCTCGGCTTCCACGAAGCCATGATTATCAAGAAATTCTTTGAACTGCTTCGTGGCACCAGCGTATTCCCTCTCGACCTTGGTCTGATCGAAGCCAAGTTCCCTTGCGATGGTGGCGTGATTCATCCCCTCTAAATGACGAACCATAACCTTTCTTCTGGTCTCTGACAAGCCCTCAAGTCCCCAAACCCCCAGCAACCTCTTCCAGTCCTCCCAGAACTCGTTTGACATTACGATGTCCCTCGGGTTGCCCTTCTCCATTACTATCTCGGATACATCCTTACTTACCTCGACCGCCTCGCCCTCCGCTGTTGCACCGACCCGAACTGGCGTCTGGAAACTTACTGTCGAAGGCTCTCTCTTGGCTGCATTGTTTACTTTGTCTATGTAGTTCTGGAGACTCTGGGATACAACTGTCTTCATCCAGCTCGTAAAGTTGGGCTTGTCGATATCAAAGGTTGCGACTGCCTTGGCGAGTGCCTTATCCGACTCATCCTCAATCTCCTTTTCGGACATAGGCGAATTCGTAAATCGACTGAATGCATACGACCTTGCGGCGGGTCGTGCCTCGGCGACTAGCCTGATCCTCTTTTTTGCCCTAGCCATAAACGCCTGCTTCTGGGCTTCCTGTGGTTCGGTTGTTGTTGGCGTGAAAATCATATCGCCGTTCGGTTCGGGTATAAAACCGTTCTCTCCATACCATGTAGTCACCGCACTCTTCTGTGCGGCACTATCTCCAGCAGGAGTAACCACCAGATCAACATTGGTATCCCGTGCGGTTTCTCTCAGCATCCTCATCAGGTTGACGAGATCCCCTTGCCCGGGTTCAAACGCCTTCATGTCAATAATCCGCACCCTGTTGCCGTCTGGAGCAAGGTCTACCCTGACCCCGGTAAGGATGACGGCGTCGGCATCAGGTCTTTTCTCACTTACAGGCAAGGTACGCCCCTGACCTGCTATATTCTCAATAAACGAAGTGACGGCGGGAGTCGCCTCTTCAGCCGTGGTTGCAAACTTGGCTTCACCAATTGGTCGCACGGGCGGTGGTTTCGCAAGACCAATCCTGTTAACCGCCTCGTCCTTTTGTATCGCCTGCATTATCGCTGGCTCAACTTGCGGAAGTGTCCCCGCCCTAATTCCCTTAGTCGTAATGGGCTGTTGCCCTTTTTTAACTTTAGTGGTTGGAATGGACGAGGACACCGCTAATTCTTCCGCTTCCTTCGCTTCTCGTGTTTCTCTCTCCAAGTCTGATGTTGTTCCTTCGGTGGCTTCCAGCCTGTTTTCCGCATTGTACCGTAAATATACGCTCCTGCCTTCTTCTTCCCGTACCCTCGTTTCTTTGCCTCTCTCTTCAGCTTGTCCTCTAGTACCTTCGGCATCTTTGCCTCCTTTTTTCTTTGCTGATTGATCTACCCGTGCCTGTCTCAAAAGCTTCTGGAAGCGTTTGTAATTATCCGACCGAACGAGTTCCTCGACCGCAGCCCTGCCAGCGGTAGGATTTGCCCCGTTATCGCTGGCATTGTTGTAGGTCGTCAGCACAAGACTCGGGAGCAGGGATCCTTTCATTTCTCCTATGGTCGAGGGTAACATATTGTTGTTGATTGCCTCAGCTACTACAGGAGCGTTTTGCTCAGCAAGTCGTAACGCACTTTCGTCAAAGCCGATCTTCGAGGAGAGATCCCTGATTACTTTGGGTTCATATCCCAGTTTACTAAGCCGTTGGTGGAAGTTGATCTCCTGCCTGACCTCGGACGCTCTGGATGCAACTGATCCCATTCCCAGCCCCGCAATCGTGGTCACAAGAACCTGAGGAGCAATCTCCGTGAACGCTTCCTTAATCGTGGGTGCCTTGTCACGCAAGCCGACCTCAGGCTTTGCCTCGATCTTAGCCTGCTGATACTGGGTAAGAGTTTCTGTCGCCAACTCCTCAGGAATATCGAGTGCGATCTTAGTGCCAGCCGTTGCGAGGGTGCGTGAGATGATGTTCTTAATATCAGGGATACGCTTCAGGATCGAGCCGATTGGGGTCTTGATGATACCAGCGGTGATCATATTGCCGACCGTCTCAGGGGCTGCCTCCCAAAAGGCGTACATCTGGGCGTCGGACTCCAGAGCAACCTTCATCTCGTTCCATTCGGCGTCGGTGAGATCTGGCTTTTCTCTTTGTGCCTTGTCGAGCATATCAGCCAAAAACTGATCCTTGGTGGCTCTATACATCACAGGGAAGGTAATGGCTCCCGCACCAGCTACCCCCCCTGCTATTCCGCCTATTGTTCCTGCGACCGTTCCTGCTGGCCCCGCCAAAGATCCAATCGCAGCACCGCCTACCATACCAGCTACCCCAATCGCAGCGGAATAGCCGAGATTCTGTAATCCAGACAATACATCCTGTGCCTTGATAATCCCGAACAACTTGTCGTTCTTCTCGGCTTCCGTGAGATCCCAACGCTCGAGGTCTTTCTTCTGTTCCTGAATCCAGCGGTCGAGGGCGGTGTTGGCGGTGTCTGTGTCGATGTCACCAGCACGGATTGCCTCGGCGAGGATCTTCGGAAACATATCGGCAAAGGCGGAGTAGACTCCAGTCCCGATCACCTTGCCTGCCAAGGAAAGGTCGCTTAAGAATCCACCATCTTCTGGCTTGCCACCGCCAGCGGCGTCACGAGTTTTTTGAGTGAGGGGAACGCTGGGGTTAGGATTTACCCCTGAACTCTCGTCCAGAAAAGTAATGCCTTTATTTTGAGATGGTGCTTCATCAAGAAATGTGATGCTCATTTTAGTCTAAGGTTCCCGGGCGACCATTAATAGTTATAGTATCCCCAGTCTTCCATCCATAAGCTCTTGCAGATGCTTCGTCGGGAAATTCTGTCTGTGGCTTTAGATGTTGTTGATTGATAAGCCCGATCGCCTCATTAATAACAGCCTTACGGGCGGGGGAGGCGGTGGGTAATTCCGCATACAAATCGTTACGCCTTCCTTCCCAGAATTTATTTTCCGCTTCTACATTGGCGGGGTTGCCCCTAAACGCTTTTGTCGCTTCTCCAGCCCTTGGAAGTATGTTTTTTATTTTATCATGCAATTTATACGACGCTTCTATCCCAATTCCAGTTTTTTCTGCCAGCCATTTAACAATACTTCCCGTCTCTCTTGCTATAGCAGGAGAATAGGAGAGTAATCCCGTACCCGGATTTATAAGCCCACTTACAACGGAGAACTCGTGAGTAGTTAATTTTTCGCTTAACTTTTGAGTTATTGATCCTGTTGCTACATTAAGGGGACTTTTCTCGCCAGCCAGAACCAGTTCCCTTCTAGCCTGCTCCGATATTGTTTCGTTCTCGCCTGCTGGCTTCATAAATTTAAGATCGAGCGGAACTCCGTCCACGCCTACTGCTGGGGTTACAACCTTGGGAAGTAAATGACCAAGTCCCTGCTCCCTTGCTAGTTTATCAAACTTTTCAGGATTAGACGCACTCTCTCTTACGGACTCAAAAGTTTCTGTACTCATTTTGCCACGCCAGTAATTCTTCGCAACAGTCCACGGAACCATAGTTACCGATGTTGTGGTAATTGCAGTCGGCTTTTCGATGTCGCCAATGTCTCCCCCGGCATATAAACCATAGTCGTATTTTTTAAGCTCGTTCGTATATATAGGAACCATTACCTTCCCCAAAAACCTCTCTTCCAGAACAATTGGATCAAGTTTTGATATTTGATCCGCCCGAGCGTCGTTCTTTCCTCTTTTAAGTCGCTGGGCAAAAGTAGAAATATTAATCCCTATCTTGCCCCGTAACTCGTCTACTTCCTTTTTTGCATCGTTGAGATATTGATATGCCACCGACGGGTCGCCAACCTGTGCTATCCGTGCCTCCATTACCGATGCGTTATTAATAATATCTTCTATTGGGTCTAGGTATTGAGTGTTGATCTCAAGTGCTTGAAGATCCTGAGCGTTCATTTTTGCTTGCATGGCACTTTTTGCCTGTGCTGCTGAAATAGCGGAGGCACTATAGTTTATCTGATTTTGAGCATCTAAATTTTTTTCAGTCAAAGCGTCCATTCTCAACAAGGCCGCCCTTCTCATCTCCGCTGTTTGAAGCTCGAACTGCTTTGTCCTTGTGGCTACATCGAGGGACTTGAGGTTCGCAAGGTTCATGGCAGATTTTTCCTTGCTTTCTTTTATCTTCATTCCCAGACTGATCCCCTCGGTGATCCCCTCAGTAATCTTGTCCGCAGCTCTCGACCAGTTGACAACCATGTTCTTCGGGTCAGGATATTGTACTTGCTCTCTCCTCTGATATACTGGATATGCCATTTAAATTCTCCTTTTAATAACCTAGATTCGTCTCGCTGTACGGATTTAAATTATCTGACCCGTATCTTCCGCTGTAACCGCCAGCATATGCTGAGTTGTTACTTGTTTTGTCAAAGTCCCGGCATTGCAAATGCCGCTCCTACTTTGCCTGCTGCCCCAAGTATGCTCCCTCCAAGATTCCACCATTGTTGCTCTTGCTGTGCGTTCATCTGTTGTTTAAACATCTCGTAATTCTGTGCCTGTGCCTGTTGATCCATCCCGTAATTCAGACCGCTCATTGCCTTCGAGTATTGCAACTGCGTATTCGCCTGATTGATCTGTGCCTGCACTCCGCCCATCTGAACCGCTGCTCCTATACCTGCCTGTGGCTGCATCATCGTCCCGCCCATAATGGACGACAGATAGTTGCCTGCAATTCCGGGTACATTACTTGGCTGTGCGTATGTCGGTTGCGGGGTGTAAGGCGTCGGCGTCATCATGACATTCTGGTATATGTTCGGCGTGGCGACAGGGGCCATCATCTGCCCTGCTATCCCCGAGAGTTGCCCCATCTGAGCCTGTCCAGCCTGTACATACTGCAGGCGACTAAGCCCAAGATCTCGCAACTGGGCGTTATCGTACGCTGGGCCATACATTCCAGTAGATAAACCACGCTCAGCAGCGGTCTGGGCAATCTCGCTTTTGACGGAGTCTGGAAGCTCTCCAGACAACATCTGGTCGACGGTCTTCTTGTAATCGGAGACGGTGTCTCTTACTCCGGGCATAGCGGTCTCTAGGGCGGTGTAAAATTCTTCGGAGTTGAACTTGTTGACATCGCCGACCTGATCCATGATCCATTTATTGGATTTGGTAGCCTCGTCCCGCATGAACGCATTGCCGTATTTGGATAGGTTTGCCAGCCAGTTGTTCATCTGGTCGGCAAGTTGCATATTATAAGCTGACGCACGACCCGCAGCGGCCCGTCCAGCGGTGTCAAATTGCTCTCCCGCCGATATGCCTTCCTCGATTGACTTAGGCCAATACGATTCAAACTTCTCCAGATTCATCTGGGATATCTTCTCGTACATATCCGCCATCGAGCCGTACATAGCGTCGTAGTCAACAGCTTCGGTCGGCGGAACGCCCATCATCATTTCGTAAGCATCATACTGCTGCTTCTGATTTTTGGAGGTCTGATAATCCTCGTAGCTTTTACCGGGATTTTGTGCTTCGTAATCTTCTCGGCTTAAATATTCATTTGCCATGTTACATTACTCCTACTCTTGACATCGGCATTTGCGATTCGATGTCAATCTGATTATTCTGCGGTTCGATGTCGTTGAGCTGCTCTCTTAAAAGGGAGACCGCAATGTTCTCGTACACCTTGCCTCTTGCGTAGTCGCCAGCGTCGTAGAACTTTATTCCCTGTAACATCGACTTCAGGGCGGGTAGATTCTGGATCAGGAGAGGGTCTGTGTTGTAGGTCAGCGGGATGTAACGCAACTTCACCAACGCCACGCAGGTGTAGGGCGGGGTATAAGTATCGGCGGTGTTCAGGCAGTTTGTGTACGCATTACAGGTGTCCTTGTAGGCACACAGGTAGCAATTCGTCCTCGCCTCCCGACATTGGCAGACGGCGGTCACTCGATATCGACGGAAAGACGGATTGGTATCGTCGGGATGGTAGGTAGCAAGGTTGTACCTCAGAAGCGGATCGACATTATAAAGCGACAGGTAGACATACCCCCTCGTCTGTGGCTTGACGACGCCTGTGATGCAGGAAAATTTGTGCGTTGAATATTTATTCATTACGAAACTAATGTCAACTTCTTCTCCCGGGCCGTCGTCGCTCCGCACTTCAAGCCCGTTCTCGTCCAGTCCCATAATACGAATCTTCTTGTCGGTTTCGTTCTCGGTTGGTGTCACAAGCACATTATAGGCGGTGTACGGATCGGAGTGTGTGCAGTATCCATCCCCGAGATCAACGAAGTCGGACTGGCAGGCGGAGTTGGACTCCAAGGTGCCAGCACCAAAGGTGAGGAACTCATACCATTTCGAGAATATATTGACGGGGGACTCGTCGATATTAACTTTCTTCAGGGTCTGGATCTCTCGGGGCATCGTTATTGTGCCGTTGTTGATCCAGAACCTGAACCTCGCCATCGTTCCCTCGGCGGGAAGCTTCGGGAGCAGACGCATGACCGTCTCGTTAATGGCGTCCACGACCTTCGGGTTCGTGGATGTCAACCCCGATCCCACATAAGGGCAAAGAAATGTTTTTGCTTCTCCGAGTGTTATTCTCATTAGAACGGTATCCTCATTCTGCCATTTGCACTAACTCGAAATACAAGCTCTCTGTTTGATGGCCCCGCATCAGGGTTATACGCAGCGATATCAAAAGTTGCTGAAGACGGTGACACTCCGATATTTAAATACGAACCTGTAATTGCGAATTTATCATCATATTCTATCATCACGGTCATCATTGGTAGTTCAAGCCCTCCGACAAAATATGCTGTGCCGAGTGTCGGGCATATAATCGAGTATGGTAAGCCTGTGTACGCAACGGATGATGTCGGTGTTATTCCTGCTGTTCCTACTGCTGGATATCTATAACTGATCATGATTGGATGGATGGATTCCCAATACCCATTTACAGTATCAGCCCAGAATAAACCATTGGGTGGGCTTCCTATTTTAGCCCATAGACTTCCAACTCGTTCCGTTGCGTTTGGGGGAGTCGTTGATGGCACCACAATCTGTGATGGATCACCACTTGCCATTATTGGCATCGTGGCGTTTACCCATGCCGAACCGTTCCAACGCCATAACCCACCTTCGTCGGTTGACTTTAGCCATAACATTCCAATCGCCCCAGAAGCTGGAGCAGTATCTTGAATTACTATCGGAGATGATTTCAGAACCCATACGGCACCCTCGTAAACATAAAGACCCTGCACGGTCGTGACGCTGTCCGTCTTCAACCACGGACGGGTCGTGTTGGTCGGGGCGGCTGCTCCTACATGAATAGACATATCGTCCATTAAAGTCCACGCTCCGCCAGTATAGTAATAAAGTCCTTTAGCGTAAGATACGCTTTCGGTCGTGTTCAGCCATAACACTTCCGTGTCCGTGGGAGCGGTATCGCCGACATAAATCCCTATCCCAGCCATCAGATCCCATATTCCCGTCGCAGAATCAAATTTATAACAGCCTCGTTGCGTATAATGCGTCGTCCCCTCCACGACATCTATCGCATCCGTCTTGACCCATATTTTATCATGATCGCCGACTGCGGGAACGGAGGAGCTTACCACCAGAACCATCAGGTCGTCCCCGTCCGAGTTGGCATTTACACGCAGGTAGTTTGGAAGATCCAAGATCTCCTGCTTGCGGGTCGTGTGGGATAATCCGTCAGGCGGGGTTACTGTTGATATTGTTAATCCTAAACTGTCCAAACTCATAATACCTCCTAAGCTGCGATGTAATCGTAGTCCATTAACTGTGTTCCTGTCAACTCATAAGTTCGGTCGCTAGCGTTTTCCTCAATGATCGGGGCGTCAGGTTGCGTGTCCGCCACGACCACAAACCTGTCAAGCTGACCGTACCCTGTCCATGATATACAGAACTGTATCTTGGAGCCGATCAGCTTGTTCTTCAGTTCACTTTCCTCCTCCGATAGCCCGTGACTTGATTCCGTCAATCTCATTTTCTGGCGGATCTGCGGGTACACATTCTCGGTGCCGTCCGATCCGTCCTTCGCCATAAAATTAATCTCCCCAGCCAGCGTCCACAGCTCATACCCCTCCGCCCTGTAGTACAGCGACACGCCAACCGCCCCACGCAATTTTGAAAACCAAAGGTCGGCATAGGAGAACTTTTTCAATAACACGGACGGGCTGTTAAAGTTCATTGCTGAGGTGTAGACCTTGCACGGCGTTGCTGACACCCTGTTGTCTAGGCTGGTAGCTGGCTCCTGAACATAGAACCCGATCTCGTCCTCGGCTCCCAGACCCAATACGCAGAGTGCCTTCCTGCCGAACCTGTCAACGCTGAAAACCTGTAGATACTTAATCCCGGTCGACACCCCCTCGAACACCATCGGTAGGCCAGTCGAACCGAGGAGATCGATGGTTGTCAACCCATTGAAATAAAAATCCTCCACCTCGTTACCAACTGGATTGACCACATTGTGCTTTCTAGCGATCGAGGTAAAATACAGGCGGTTGTCGTGCAGGGTTCCTGACCCATACTGGTATGCCCAAGGCGTATCATCATCGACCAGCGACTGAACCTTGCGTGAGAGAGGGATGCTCTGGAAGGTTGCCCCGCCACCCTGAGACTCACCAGAGGTGACTTTGATGCTACGCAGGCCGTCCTCAGCCATATAGACAATGTCGTTTCCGACTGAGACCACGGACAAAGGACTTGTTCCTCCACCGTCCTTGTAGAGAACTCTGGAGATGTCAACCGTGTTCCAAGTTGATCTGGGGTTCTGGACGCCAAACGAACAGACTCCTTGGTCGGCAAACACGAGCAACGCTCCCAGCCCTGTCCCGCTGACGACATTCTGCTGGAAAGTCATCGCCTTGATGTTGCCCAGCCACGCAGGCAACCCGAACGCACCTCCACCAGCAAGGTACTGCGTCTCGGTGAACTGTAGGACTCTGATCCTGTCCCACGGCAGGTAGATGTCCCCAGCCATAATGTATTTGCGATCTATCACGACGAACAGGCGACCCTGCCCGAACGCCATAGCCGTGCCGACAGGCACCTCAGGCTTCTCAGGATCGTCTCCGCCAGCGGAATACCTTGCCGAGAGACCAGAGAGGATAATAGGGCGGTTTACGCCGTCCTGAATGATCATATACTCGTTTGCCTGACAGAAGTAGAGCCTCTGGACATTCGGGCTTAAACCCTCTCCGCAGGTGATGTCTGTGACCAGCAAGGTCTCAGGATGCAGGGCGTAGAGCCTGCCAAATACGCCAAATACGAGGTATTCCACCCCACCATGCTTATAGACTGCTCCGCCCTGATATCGACCGTTTTTGAGCGTGTTCAGCATATCCCTCGAGCTTCCTGTGATGTCGTATCCGACATAGGCTGGGCGGGTGCATGGGCGACCGCTCCTCATATCAAGATTGACCCCCTTGGACATCTCGTTAACGCCAATCAGGGACGGAGAGACCGCACCGTTCATGCCAGCCTGTATATTTTCAAATCCGTCGAATACATATCCCATTTTATAACTCCGCATCAATCGTGATACTGCTTGACCCCGCTGATTTAGCGACGACTACATTTCCAGTTAAAAGACCCGAGGCGGAAGCATAAGCCTTGATTTCGGATGAATCCACATTCGCCAGAACGGTAGTCCACGCTGTCGATTGGGCAGACCCACCAACATTGAGTACCTGAATAGATGACGGCACGACGATGGTCGGTGCAATCCTCTTGGTCTGGTACGGCAGGACGAGCGTTGCGTAATTGATAGCGGTTGCGTGTCCAACGGCAGGTATTAGACGGGCGTTGTCAAAGTCCATCTGCTCATAGTATCGCCTTGCCATCCGCAGCTCTTCGCCGGGATGCCGTTTTTCAAAGTCGGTTGCCAACGGCCCCTGCTCGAGTTGGAGGTGAGAAAGATAGAAGTTCGAGGAACCCATTGTCAGCTTCAGGGCAAGATAATGATCGCCGTTCGTCCCGATTACCTTGCTGGCTACGGACGGCAATGTAATTGTTATGGTGTGCTTCGACCACGATGTCAGGATTGTCACAGACGGCGGGGTAACAACTTCATCGGCGGACGGGACAATCGGCAACGGGGCTGTACCGAAGTGCTGGGTCAAGCTGGCGGAGAGGCTTATGCTTCCCTCGGCTTTCGCCCAGAATGTCAGGGTTACCTGTTTTCCAGCCATAGTCCGCACATTTTCAATCCTCTGCTCGATGATTATACTCAGGTCGCCGCCAGTCGGATGGGCAAGCAGATAGTACTGGTCGTTGTCCATCAGCTCCGATTCGCCAGAAGCAAATTCCATCCTTGTGACGCTACCAATCATCGTGGCAAGCCATCTGTCAGCGGTATATCCAGAAGGATTTATCGAAAAAGGAGTACCCCTCTGCCAGACCGAAAGGTCGCCGTTGATCAGCTTGTTACGATAGGTGTAATTAAGCTTTGCCGTGCTATCCAGCGGTTGGTGGATCGCTACGGTCGGGACGCTAATGTTTGCTTGTATTGTTCCAGCCATTGGATTTTCCTATGTTAATTACCGTCATTACATTCGTGAACACAAAATTCCAAGCTATGCCGTGATGCCCAATATAAAAGTGGCATCCCGTCCCCTTCTTCCTGCACAGACAAACCATATTGTTCGTGTCATATCGTCTTTCAGGTGCAATATGCTGAGGCCAGATATGGTGGACTTCAATATTATCTACCGTCTCGCACCACGCACAGGGGGATATTACTATCCCCCAACTCGATGTCGTTCCGACCTCTCCAGCTATGGTCAGGCTGGCAGAACACAAAAGCACCGCCAGTACGACCTTGACCTTCATTTAATTTTTACGGGTTGCTTAGTCCAGAACCGTAGGGCAAGATTGACAATTGCGATTACAACTGTGACCCATTTTTCCCATTCCGGGGGAAGTTCGCCCTGATACCCGAACACCACGGCAATAGCCACGATGAACGCCAGAACATTAAAGTATATCGTCTTGCTCAACCATATCGGTTTTTTTTCCTGATCAGGCATAATACCTCCTATTTGTTATCGTCATTGCTGTTCTTCTTACGCTGGAGCATATCGAGGACAGTCAGTCCTGTCAAGCCCCAAAAAGTCCACCATAATTCCTCTGGTATCTCCATTGGTTGCATGGTGTCAGAAAAATACGGGAACAAGATATAATTATTGATCAACATCACCGCCAGTATTCCGCCAGAGACATAGACGCATACTGCCCTCCAGCGAGTACCAAGTGCGATCTCGGCGTCAATTACTTTGTTCTGTAAATCAATTATCTTCATTCTGAACGCAGCATCCAGTTCCGCACATTTAACCTTGAGTTCGCTTTCCAACCTGACTTTCAAGTCCTTGTCGGTGACGAATTCCGATATCAAATTAAATAGCGGTTTAAATAAATCAGATACAGGTGTCAGCCAATCTACAAATGCCATTTTACTTTCCTTTATACACCGAATCTTAACATACCAAAAAGAATAATTAAAAGCGTTACTGATACTATCAATATTATCCAAATTCTAGTATTGTCTTCCATTTCATGTCGGCCCGGGTAGCATCCCGCATTCTGGTAATGCTCTTAACTTTCTGGTCATCTCTTTCACTCTCGGGTCTTCGCACAAAACCGCAAGTTCAAAAAATCCTAACGGGACAGGGGAGTTAGCCAACGCCCATTTACCCTCATTCACAACCTCGTCAATGTTCCGTTTGTGGGCTTCGCCGGGATGGGTACGGAACTGGTAAAGGATGCCGTCTGCGTTTTGTGGACGCTGCGTCAGTATCTGGTCGCCCTGAAGATGGGTAACCACGGGTATGTCAGAACGCCCCATAAACGAAAGCGTATTCTTTACCAGCGTTATTACCGATTCCTGCCATTGCACATTGGCGTTCTTCGGTGGTTCGGAACAGATGCATATGGCTTTGGAATACGGTGCCATAAATTGCACAGCCAACGGTGTGAAATAATTTACGAAGGTGTAGTTTTGTATCGTGGCTTTATCGTCGCCACAGTACAAACAAGGAACAAGATTGACTCCCGGAAGTTGCCCTAACGACAATCTCGATCTCCATTTAGCAAGTTCAATATCATCTGCTTGACCGCCTCCGCTTTTAACAACCTGACTTGCGGTAGGACTGCCGAGAAATGGATTAACAGGATGGCAGTTTGGGTCAACCATATTATATACCAGAAAGGATGTCGTCCAGCTTGGCGTTCCTGTCTGGTCTTTGTACTGTTGCAACTTTGCGTACATCCTGTTTCGCTGAGCGTCGTCAACATCCCTTGCAAGCCAATCCCAAGTTGATTCGGGGTGATCGCCGTCCATCCAGAACAGGCTTTGTCCAAGCGGAAATTCAGACGGTTGAAATCCTTTTGACATTTTCATTCTTTCTCCTTATCGTATCTTGCTTTTGCAGCTTTCCATCGTTCAGTACTGTGACATTTCCCTGTGCATACAACCAAACCGTAGTTATGCGGTTCGTTGCTGTCGTAGTTAAATTTGACTCCACAGGACAGGCATTTGATCTCCCATATCCTTGCTCCCAGCGACGGTAATCGTTCAATGATTTCAAATTTCATTTTAACTAGCCCCGAACATTTGCTTAACCGCTTCGCTGATAAGGGCGTGTTTAATTGCGAGGGCAATAAGCGTTATTAATCCTAACACACACGCTCCACCAGCAATTCTCAATACCCACAAACCGAGAAGAGATACTGTCTTGTATCCCACTAAGAGTCGGTCGTGATCAATTACCGTTTCCTTGTAACTTGTCATCGCTTTGGCAAGTTCAGTTATAGCAACTCCCTGTTCATTGATTAAAGTTTGATGAGATTTTGTTCCATTGTCTTTATAAAGACGGGCATTAATTTCCTGAAGAAGAGATAAAATTCTCCCGCTAGTATCTTTACATTCATCTCTTGTTACATATTCAGGTGGCATTATAGCGTTCTCCTTAAACCTTTTATTTTTGAGATTTCTGATACAATTCCCATAATTAAAAGCACGACAGAACAAACAAACATTCCGATCGCTGTTCTCCAGCAAAATGACCAGACGGATTTGCAACTCTCTATTATTCTACAGGAACCCAAACTGCCCCCGCATCTAAGTTGGCCCGTTGCTGAGTGCGAATTGAGATAATGTTATCACGCATATCTCGCAGGATATTGAGGTCGGTGTTTCGTGACAGCTCCCGCCAGCCGGGATACGACGGATTGCTATTGTCTTCCAGCCGATACATCGTCAGGTACTGCGTGATCCGTAACTGGCTGGGAATGTATATATGCGTGTATGTACAATTGGTGCAATACGGAGCATAGTCCACCTTTCCGAACATCCTCGGAACAATGACCGCAGGATCGACTGTTCCCCACGAATTGAATAAGGCATCGATTCTGTCGGGGGATAATGCGGTATCCCTGACATCGATTATGTCGTAATCAAATATGTTGTCGTGAATACAGTTATTATGGATGGAGATCCCAGCTGGCTGTGCCTCTGGCCCCATTACCCCGTCGGTCGGTTCGCCTATTCTAACCGCTCCCCCAATTCCGTCAACTATGCCACAGGCGGTAATCGTGTTGTTCGCTATAAGCACACCAGTTAATGTTGCGTCATTCGGCGGGGCGTAACCACCAGCACAACGGGCTTTGATCATAATGCCACAATCCCAGATATGCCCAGTACCGCAACCAGTAATCGTGTTGTTCAATATCTGGACATTGGAATAATTGTGGTACTTTACATTTATGTCAATCGCACACCCAGAATTTCTTGTAGGATCCCAGCCAACATTCGTAAAGTCGCATCCCGTTATAACGACATTATCGAGACCCTCAAAATATAAAGCCTTCCACTTCCAATCGCTAAAACTGCAATTACTGATAGTGCCATTCTTAAAGCCTCGCTTAATACCACCGACATTCAACGGCCCATTTTCAATATCAAAACACAAAGTACCAGTACCAGAACCAGTAGTGAATGTGCTGTTGCTAATCATAAATCCGTCTACATACGCACCGTTATCCCGTTGGTAAATGATATAGGAGTGAGCGTCTGAAGCGAATGCTGAATTGAGAATCTGTAAATTAGTAACAGAGTTGCTGGCATAATGCCTGATTGAAAAAGCTGTACCTGCGGTGACTATGTTTTCAAATGTCAAATTTTCGAGACTAAGTCCGCTCAAATCACCTGTGCCGATATTGATGATATTGGTCATCGTGAGTTTTTCGAGGGTGACATTGCTTTCAGCAATACTAACCAAACCGCTATTGATGGTTAAACTCCTGTCGTTCTCGCCGATCAGTTTAAGCTGTTTGGTTATCACCAGATTCTGCGTGTATGTGCCATCACCGATGGTGAGGGTGTCGCCGTTGACAACCTCCGCCTTGGCTATCGCCGCCAGAACGGTCAGCCACGGATTGCCTGTTGAACCGTCACCTGTCGTGTCGTTACCTGTTTTTCTGATATACCATACAGTCATTTTCGTTCTCCTTATTTATATTTCTACTGTTAAAAATTCGTAACCACTTGAAATGCGGCGGATGCGGTACCAGAATTTTCTGGACACCCGTCCCATTCATAAGTTCCCGTCGGGCCTGCCATAGTTATCCAATCCCAAGTAAAAGGCCCCAACATATAATATCCTCCAGAGGGAGTATCCCACCATATACTATAGGCAGTTGCAGAACAATACCACGACCTGTGACCATTATATAAATCGCCCTCGATGTATGTTCCTGCTGGATTAGGAACTGCGTTAATTTGAGTAACAATAATATTGGTAACAACAGTACCCTCTCCGCCACCACCAGACATTACGATCCTGTGATCCGTGACGGATAGTTTGTTCCCGGAAACAGGAATATTAAATCCTGCTACCACTACGGACGCAAAACATAAAATTGCCAATATGGAATATGCCTTTTTCATTTACCAATCAAAGTTAGCCCACTTCTCTCCTGCTTTGAAAAGGAAGTTCGTACCACCCTGATCCTCGATGTAATTCGTGCTTGTGCCGAAGTAAACCCTGCCGTTGGCTGGTAACCAGTATGCCACGGAATTCGTCAACGGGCCTGTCATCGTGTCGCCTGACTTTGAAACCTTCGTAGCCAAATCAGCGGGAGTGACATATCCATTAATATTTCCGACGCCGGGAGTTTCCAGATGGGTGTCGTAAGGTTCCCCAAGATATGTTTCGATGGTGCAATTCTGTCCGATCTCCGATTGAACATAATAAAAATCAACTCCTAAATATAAATTCGTGCCTTCGACCATATTGTCGTTATCGCAAAGTAACCTGTAACTTCCTAAAGTTGTCATAATGCTACCAACTTGAGCGGATGTATCAATTACATTCGTTGTCAACCCGTTGTTGCCAGTATATATAAACCTCATAAAACCGCTTGATGTTTTCGTTCCGATAGTTTTCTTAGCGAAAAATCTGCCAGTATACTTTCCTGCACGGATCATAGTGGTGGAATTTGTGTACCAGAATGTACCGATATAATTGGTGCCGTCAGAAAGAACATTTGTAATTACGCTGACAGTCGGAGAGTTATTAACCAGCGAACCTTTGCCTGTCATAACTGGGTGGGGCGAGTTGTTTCCGTATAAAGTTTTAATTGCTACGCTTTCTAACCCTTCGTTCAGTTCTTGTCTGGTGACAGGGCAGTTTGAGCAGGATGATGGGGGGACAAGGACACGGCTAAAAGAAGAAAGATCAATCACGGGGTCAGACGCACAAATCCCTGCTGTCATTAAAATAACGGCGGTCGCCAATATGTTCTTAATAAAATTCATATCAAAATCTCCACCGGGGGGCTAGGGGATTCAACCCCATAGCCCCATAATTGGTAATACTTATTCGCTGTAGAACGCACCGAGTTTGTTGGTCGTCAATCCGTCTACTGAAACAACATAGACGGAACTGGTAGGCCCAGCCCAAGTAATCAACAGGTGACCGCCGACGGTCAACCTGATGTCGGTGTCCGCAACTGCATCAGTAATTCCATATCCAGCAGTCGTTGTCGGAGTGCTTGTAATGGTACTGAACGCCTGATCGTGAGCCACGGGCGTACGAGCGTCAGTCAAACGAGAGTCGTTTGTATTGACAGCATCCGTAACGCCATAACCGCTAATCGTGGTCGGCATA